TATTAGGTTATTATACCTACTTAAAAAATTACCTTCCATTTCTTATAGAGAAATGCTTACCAAACTTTTAAGTACCATTTTCTTTTTTTACAAATATATTACCACACCGCGAGACTACTCTATAATCTCTGAAGAAATCGAGTACCGCGTAGATCATGATATGAGTTATATGATCGAAGATGATTTCTGGTTACACGAATGTAAAGATTGGGAAGATGGTATTCTCGAAAATTATTACGTACACGCGACAGGTGAAAAGTTCCGACACACGTTGATTCCACAAAATGTGAATGATATCATTTTACGTGTGAAGTACTACTTCAACGGTAAGCAGTACACGGCCATCTCGAATGACTTAAATTTCAAACCGGGTGAAAATGAAGATACGACGATGCACTTTAGTATCCCTTTGAGTAGTGCTTGGATAGTCGATCACGATGATAAACCTATACGAAACATTACTGAAAAGGTGAAACGGTACAGTGGTCCGAGGAATGATTTCCATGGACAAAAGGTTCCACTCGAACACTTTTTATACTATGAGAGGGATGTACTCAAAGATACGTTCCCCAAAATTATTTTAGCAAATACATTAGGTATGAAAAAGACACTCTCCACGTTAGACGACTTCACTACGGATCTTCAGATACCTTAGTCGCGAGGTAAAACTTAAGCTCACCCAAGTTTGCGACGTTATACTTTAAAATCAGAAATCTATTCCCCGTTTCCTGTATAATTTGCACAGACGCACACATACTCGTCGCCTTTGTAAAGATATTCAGATATTTAAGACTATATAACCCTGTAATTTTAGGACTTTCTTCCAGGCATTCAATTAATGTCTCCTGGTTCGCAAAGTCACCTTCACATTTGAAATTGATACACTTTTTGTCTCGCATGATCTCAATTTCCGTCCCAATGTTTGACATGTCGCGACAGAGACGTTGAAAGTCGGCGGATGGGAGTGTAGTGATCGTTGTCATCTCAACATCTGGAACTTCTATACGACTCTCATTGATATCGAGTAGTTTCAACTGGAACTTTGAAGTTGTCTTCTTCGTCTCGCTGATAATTTCAATATCCATGTATTCTTTGGAAGTGATACCCATCTTAAGAACGTCATTATTGGTAATCGTTTTCAGAAGTTTGAATGTATTTGAAATGTTAATACCGGCGATGATCTCTTCCTGATCACAATGGTATTCTTCAAAGTTATCAGCCGAAAGATACATGTCGATGAGAGATGTCCTCGCACTATCCAGTGTGACCACATACATTCCATCAGGTCTGAAATAGATGTTCACATCATTGAGAATATCTTTGAGTACCTCAAATGTTGACTTAAAAGCTGAAGCTTGTATAGTCACAAGTTTCATGTCTCCTTTTTTTACGTTTTACATCTTTAAATCTGTATACGCGACACCTTTCGATACTTCGCGGTTAATCTTCTCCTCTAGTTCCTTGGTCATCGCAGGTTGAAGTGATTGTCCGTAGTCATCGATGCGGAACATGTCCGAGTTGTTATCACCACCATCGAGACTCGACATCGACCCCCCAAACGCACCGATTCCAGAGTGTTCGACCTCTTTCTTTGGGAGAAGTGAGTCGAGCCAATTCTTGATCTCATTCCCCACGAGGATCTTACCATTCTTCGTGAGCATCGTGGGGACCCGGTTAATCTTGTTCCGGTAATTTTGTGGGACGCCCTGTGTGTTGATGTTGTGATAATGCACGAGTTGTTTCAGCTGGGGAACTTTATTAATATACTCGATGATATCCATAGAGTGTTTGCATTTCGGGCTATAGATCAGGAGCGACATCTAGTATCTATAGGGTATTTTGTAAAAAAAAATTAACGCATTATAGTAAATATGAACTACTTTGTTGTGATCATTCTTCTCGTATTGGTAGTTTATCTCACAACTTCCCGTGAATCTTTCACAGAAGCATTTGGTCTCTCAGGATACACAGCACCCGTACCCCCAATTAAGTTGAATGATCCCAGACCAGATCTTTCGAAATATAAGAAAATTGAAGCGAGCGTCGATAATGATATGATGGAAGAGTTCGTACTCCAAGCCAATCGGGAAATTTCTAAGCGCACTGGTCTCTGCACGTACATCATCGAGACTACATCCGTCGAACATTATAGAGGTGACGACAAGGACATTTTCGAGTGCATGTTCATGACCATTAAGAAGGATGGGTTCTCGTTCGGCTTTTCCGTCGTCGCCACATTTGAAGTTGACAAGGGCAAGGTTACTCTGGTATCTCTTCGTTCGCAACCTCTCGGTGTCCAAGTTCCAACTAACATATCGGCTTTCTCGGATGGTTCCCCTGGTAAAGAGTTTCTCGAGTATAAACTTGTTAAGGAGGTGTCATCCCCTACCAAGGCTGAGTTGGATTCAGTAAAAAATAAGTTTCAGTAATTGTAATGATCAGCATCGATGATGTCACTAAGATTGATGACAAGAGAAAACAACTTCGTAAAGAAATTTATACAAAGATTTACGAACAATTTTCTACCAAAATTAGACAATCAGTGGAACTCGGCCACAAACAGATCTTCTTGACAGTTCCAGGATTTCTCCTCGGGTACCCCGTGTTCGACCGAGGTCTGGCGGCGAAGTACATCGCGAGACAATTTACACTCGGTGGTTTCACGGTTCAGTTGGTGACTGACCATGATATTTATGTTTCTTGGATCGTTCCCAAAAAGAAGAAACCCAAAGTCGAAAAGCAAGAGGAAGAGACTGACTTTCCAAATCTCATGAACCTCAAGAAGATTGCGAACAAGTACAGGAGAAGTGCGTAGTAAAATCTCAATTAAAAACCACTTTAATCATAAAAATGTCTGAGAATCTCAACGTACTCTGTGAAGCTAAGCGTGAATACCTCGGCCAACTTTGTCTCATCATGTGTCCATCCATGATTGAAGTGTTTCAGGATATGCATACCGAGGCTGTGAACATGTCGAACGGTCGCAAAGTCCTCATCATGTTCCAGAAGCTTCTTAAGGAGGTTCCAAACTGGTCCAACGCCATGTCCAAGAACCACTCAGACAACATCACGAACCGGTGCTCGTGGTTCGGTGACCTTCTCGCCGCTGTGTTTGTCGCGTGTACGAAGATTCTCTCCGCGGTCCGGCTCAAGGCGGATAATAAGAAGATTTCTTTGAAGCTTCCCACGGAGGAAGTGTTCATCCAGACGTGTTACAACAACATCGCGAAGGATCTGTACAAGGACCCTTACATTTTCAGTGAGGAACAGAGTGAATACCTGAGGGATGAAAAATTGACGGTTCGCTTCACCCTCGGTATCGAGAATACCGTGAAGGAACTCATTCCCGTACAGCAGATTCTTCAGACGTACATGAGTCAGGATTCTAGGGATATCTCTCTCGACGGTGAAATTCAAGATAGTCCTGACCCCGAAGTGTACGATGAGCAAGAGCCAGAGCCTGTGATGGAACCTGAACCAGAGTTCCAACCCGAACCCGAGCCGATGGCGGACCCAGACCCTGAACCGACCGGTCTCGAAAATGAATTCAAGACGGTTCCAGGTGTGCAAGCACCTGTGCCCATGCCCGAGTTGGAGCCTCAGCCTCAGCCTCAGCCTCAGGCCCAGCCTCAACAAGACGATGATGTATTCTTTGGGGACGCACCAGAACAGCGTACAAAAAATCCTAGGTATAATTAAATGGAACTCTCCGACTATCTCCGTGACCCCATGAAGGCGGCACTCATCGCGGGGGGTATCACTGCTGCCTACATTCACCTGAAGGCTAATCTCAATAATGAAGGTAAATTGGAACTCAATAAATACACCAAGCCTGCTGTCCTCAACGCAATTCTGGTATTCTTTATCGTGTCGGGTGGCATCGGCCAGAAAGAGTCTATTTCTACAGACCCTTTCTAAACTTAAAGATTATACCAGTAGAATAAGAAAATGGCATCCGTTACTGCGTTTAACGATATGATGGGTCAATTTCTTGTGGAATTGCACAAGACTTTTCCAGAGGAAAAAGGCATAAAAAAGATGATGACGTCGTTCGATTTACTGAAGTCTGGTAATCCACGTCTCGTCGTGGATGCGTACATGAAGGGTGTGAGTCCATATGCGGATAAGATTTCGTCTAAAGATGAATCCTTCCTCCTCAAGGAGATTGAGAACATCGATTTCCTCAAGGACCTCAATATTAAGTCCTACTGGAAGCGAATGTCCGCCAATACGAGGTCTGCGACATGGCAATATCTCCAGACTCTGTACATGCTCGGTACGACGATCACATCCATTCCTGATGAGACACTCTCGATGATCGAGAAAATCGCGAAGGAATGTGCTGATAAGATGCAAGATGGAGATGGTGAACTGAACCACGATGCCCTCATGAAGATGATGGGAAGCATGCTTGGTGGTCTCCCTAAAAAATAAACCTCATCTTATATTAAATGAAAGTCTGGTTCGACGATCCTCAGCAGCTCATCAGGGCTGATAAGGTTTCCCAGTTCTGGCCCACGAGTGAACAAACCCCAGAAGATCGTATCAATGCCGCTTCTCGTTTTGTCATTTATGCGAGCTGTCTCATTTACATTATTCGCCGGGACCCCAGAATATTCGTTTTGGGGGTGACGGTTCTCTCTGTTATATATGTTCTTTATCGGTCTAAAATGGTGACTGAAACACTTGGAAGTACAATCGAAGGTGAATTGTGTCAGATGCCCACCGAGGATAATCCTATGGGTAATGTGCTCATCACTGATTACACGGACGCACCCAATCGGTTATCGGCGTGTTATTACCCCACCGTGAAACCTTTCGTGAACAGTTACACGAGTGATAAGATTCCTATGGATGGAGGGCGTTCTCGTTCCCCCCTTCCTAAGTACATGAGGAACGGTGTGGATCGGCAATTTGTGACGACCCCGGTATCGAATATCCCAGGGGATCAGACTGGATTCGCCGAATGGTTATACGGTCCCAAGAATGGTCCGATGTGTAAGAGTGATACCCGTTTCTGCGACCCAGATGCTCGGGGTGTCCAGCTCGAGGCGTTCGCGGGTCTCGGTGGGGATG